TCACGAAGATATTGCTCTGCTTTAATTCGTGGCATGTTACCAACGTCAATGTAAAATACACGACGTTCTGGTGCACGTGATAGACGGTAAATGACAACAGCGTCCTCAACCATTCGGAGCTGGTTGAGGGGCTTTATCGCTTTGTGAAGGTACGATAGAACCATTTGGCGTTTTGGATCGAGCAATCCAGAGTTAACATTCACAATTGCATCAGTTGCAATCTTAACTGCGCCATCTGAAACAGTTGAAACTAATTGTTGACCCTGTGAAGATGTCTTATCGCTGAACACATAAAATTCTTGCATCCCTGCGACAACTTCTGCACCTGTTCTTGGATCTTTTTTCTTTTGAATTTGACGAACTTTTTTGATCTTTCTTGGATCAATATAAACAAGCTCTTGAATACCAAGCTGTGGCTGAGCGCGATCAACTAGGACTTGAAAGAATAATCTTCCGTCAATGTACCAATCGCGGAAAAGACCAGAACCATCATTTGAGAAGTTTAAAAGTTTGAGAACGTGCTTAAATTCTTCACGAATTGCTTCTTTAATTTCTTCTGGCTGCTCAAGATCATCTAGTATAATTGACACTGATTTACCAGAAACATCGTGAACAATTGCTTCGTTCACAATTTCATCAACAGCAGACTCAAGTTCTGGCTGAAGAGACATCTCACGATAACGAGAGATTAAATCAACTTCGTTCTTAAAACTTGCTTCAAGATCTAGGTATGTGCCAAAATATCCACCAGTGCCAAGATCAACGGCACCGTCATCATTAACAGGTGCCGTGATTTGTGGTTGAATATCTGCTTCTGGCTTTTTTCTTAGGATTTCAAAGCCAAATAAATTTATACCTGCCATGCGTTACTCCATAATGACAAAATCAAATATATAAAAAAATTTCACAAATGAGATTTTAAGCAACAGCAACTTCAGCTGAGGTCCAATATTGATATTGGAATGTCACAGCAAATTCTTCAATCGCATCATTTGCGTCCCAACTTACATCAATTGGAGAGATATCTACTGGGAACATATCAATAAACGTATATGATTTAATGATATTTCCTTGCTTTCCATATTGATAAACATCAGCATCAAATGCATATTGATTAAAGCGTGCGCGTTGCAAATTGCTTTCGTGACCGTTTATTCTTCCCATCCATCTTTCAAGCTGATTCTTAATTACGAAATCTTCGTCATTGATAACAGTGACTGTCCACTCTGGGAATGTACGATTTCCTGCAACCTTAACAGTTCTTCCAAAGTAAGGAATTTCAATTGTTCCAAGTGTTGATCCTGGCAATTGTGCTGTTTTTGCAGTAAACGTAAGTTTTCTATTGAAAACAGGTATGTTTACTTCAAACAGATTAGGACGTGCGCCGTCGAGTGTAAAATTACCCTTAAAGTCTGTAATGTTAAAAGGCATTGCGTTCTCCTGACTTTATACTATTTATTAGATTCTACCAACGACTTCATCAAACGACACACCTGATCGAACTGCAACAAAGTTGAGTTGAATGAAATTAATGCTGCGGTTAGGCTTGACATAAATGTCACCAACAAACTCATTGCGATCTACAACATCTGGTGTATTATTTGATGCATCACACACGACTTGGAAGTCTGTGATACCACGACGCCCCTTTACAGTTCTCAAGAATGGCTCAACAATAGAAACAAACTGAGATCTGGTAAACTCATCATTGAACTCGAAGAGTTGCGCTTTTGCTGCACGAGAAATTGCTTTCTCAAGAGCAATAAACAATCTACGAACATTGATACGATCGAAAGCACTTGGCTTTGAAAGCATCGTCTTATCACCAAACAAGAGTGTTCCTTCACCAGCAAATGACACAACAGGATTGATACCATTCTTATAGAGTGTGTCTCTGTCTGCTTTTGCTGGATAGTATGCAAGTTTGATTACATTCTTGACTGATCCGCGTGATGCACCAGCTGGTGAGAACCATGGATCTGTCTCAGTATCTGTTCGTGCGCAAAGTCCAGCAACGTCACCATTCAATGGAATCCAACGATACTTGTCGTTGTATTTGTCATACTGATACTTCCAGCCGCTGTCCATTACTGCATAAGAAGATGAGACATTTGAAAGTGCATTCTTACGATAGTTGACAACATCATCAGCTGGTGTTGCTGATGTTACGTTTGCAAGAGCTGGTGATACGAATACAACGCAGTCTTTACGAACTTCAGCAATACTATTGATTGCATAAAGTGCCGTTGCTGAATCAGCATCACCTGTCATGACAAGAGAAACATCAATTAGATCAGCATCAATAAATTTGCTATATGCTGTCTGAACGTTTCCAGAAGCAATTGTACCATCAGCACCGCTGCTGAGTGATACTGTGTGAGCAGCTGTAACGTTTGGCACTTGAGCAAATGTCTTACCTGCTGCTGTTGTGCCCCATGTCACATATGTGTTAGTAATATCTGGGTGATCTGTCCAGTAAATATACTTTGACTTTCTCCAAATTACATCACGATAATAGTTTGAATTGCCAACGCTATCTTTTGCGTCAGAGGCTTTTGATACGAATGGATATGTTTCAAGAACTGTTCCAGTTGTTCCGCTGAAGAGACCATCTTCGTCAACAACAACGATGTGCATTTCGTCATTTGCACCACCAGCTGCAGCAACATATGATGAAGTGCCTGGAATTGCATCGAAATAGTTCTTATATGCCCATGCATTAAAGTGTGTTAGATCTGTATTTGCCCAAACACTCACCTTGAGTGAGTTACCGAGTGCACCAGGATATCTTGCAACCCATGCACCAGTGTTAGCAGTATTTGCACCATAATAGGAAGTAAAGTATTG